ATCAAGGATATATTCTACATGACGATCACGCAGGGGCATACCACGTTCATGTGCTTTGATCAAGGCACACACCGTGAATGGTGTAAGGCTGTCGGCTGATCGTTGATAGCGATCAATAGTAGTTTTATCTAACTTATGGAGCCCTTGCTCACCTTCATGTTGACGTAGCCAGGCCACAACATACTTCTTAAGATCTTTAGTAGTATAATAATAATTATAATAACGAAAACTATCACGTAGATGATGGTCAAATTCTTCATTTGAAAAAGTCAGGGCGCGATCATAATCCCAGGTAGGTTCTTTGCCTGTGTATTTTTCATCGCTAAAGTTAATATTACTAACTTTGGCTTTCTTTTTCATGCCATCGATCTTGATTGCCATAATATCCTCTCTTGTTATAGTTAATTATACAGGATTTTATTCTGCTGTCAACTGTTCTACCATATCAATCACACCACTTAGGCAAGTTGGACAAAAACTAGCTGGCAATATACCAATGTCGCCTTCAATTCCACCTTCATCTGATGTGTAATTACAACTACATATCGAACATGTATGATGCTCTTCTTCCAACCATTGTTGCTGTTCTAGCTGTTGTTGGTGTGCTTCTGCGCTAATCAATTTGACCACCTTCGCTTTCTACCGCCGCTTTTTGTAATTCACGATTGACCATTTTATATGCCGCACGTTCCATACTGTCTAGGTCGTCCCAGTTCTCTTCCATGCTATTTAATGCACCAAACAGATTACTTTGTCCATAGGCTTCGCCAGCGAACTGGACTATGCTGTAGGCTTCTTCAATTTCCATATATACAGGTGTTCCCATGTTATCGCTTCAATCTAAACTCATTGAGATATTTATTCGCTTGTGCTAGATCTAGCACTGGTTCTACTGTATCTAGTAGCATGACGTGCCTGGCCAGCTCCAGTATCTTCTGTGCGTGATACAGGCGTTGATATTTGCTTTCAGGTCGATAAGGATAGCTAAACTTGTAGTTCCATTGATAGCTCATTTCTTTTCCTCAACATAATGTTTACTCCAATCATACTGTGTTTCCTGATGTCTTTTACTTTGATAGTGACTAGGACCATCATAGTAGTCTAGACCAAAATGGCGACGTATGTTCTTTTGATCACCTTGGCTACCACACATGTCAGCACAGCGTTCACCTACTAAACGATAAAAATGCTCTAGACTATCTGTCACGGGTAATCCCGCTTGTTTGGCTAATCGTTCAAGTTCTTGGTTCATTTGGCTTCCTCGACGCTGGATTTAAAATCTTTGGACCAGGGTTCTTCTTTAACGTCGGTTGGAGTACCTTGGATGATTTCTTCTAGGGTCTTTGTTGGTTGAGCGTGTGGGATGATTTTCTTCACCGGCTCTGAATGGAATACTGCATATAGCAGATATGGTACAATTATAAGACCTAACAGCACCAATGTTCCATTAGATTTCAGTAATTTATCAAGAGAATTAAACATTTACCCGCTCCTTTATTATATGTATTATAGCATCTTTTGGGTTAAAAGTCAACCATTTAACAGCACACCAAAAGTCAAATATTGTTCATAATTGGCTATTTCTTGGTTGATCTGCTCTAGTAATTCCTTGTGTTTTTTGGTTTGTTTGCCCTGTCTACGGCAATTGATTTCTTCTTCTGACAGCTTTTTAACCATGGCTCCAATGGCATTACTCATTTTGAGCATATCATTGGTATAATTTTTCATCTTATGTGCAGGCGCTTCTAGTGCTATCTGCACTTCTGCCCAATCTAAACTTGTAGTAATTTCAGCCATAATACAGTATAACACATTTTGGCTAGCTTGTCAATGTCGATAAATACTAGATAATAGGATTATGTAATGCCAAGATTATCACTATACAAGCCAACCAAAGGCAACGACGATAAATTCATCAATAAGACAATGAGTGAGATGTTCACCGTGGGCGGGGTTGATGTCTACGTACATAAATATTTGGGACCATTAGCTCAACCAGCCACTAATGCCACTAATCCAGGTACTACAGGTATTACTGGTATCCAAGATTTACTATTTTTAGAAAACCGTGATCGCAAGTATGATACATCAGTGTATACTATACGCACTATCTATCGTATAAATGACAACGATTTTGATCTACAACAGTTTGGCTTGTTTTTGACAGGTGATACCATGTTCGCTGTGTTCCACTATGACGACATGCTGGATGTGATTGGACGCAAGCTCATGGTAGGTGATGTTCTCGAATTGCCAAATCTTATTGATTACTATCCATTAGATGAGGGCGTTGGTGCCGCACTCAAACGTTTCTATGTTATACAAGATGCTAGCCGTGCCGCAGAAGGATTTGCCGCGACTTGGTGGCCACATCTATGGCGCTGTAAACTTCAACCATTGGTAGACAGCCAAGAATACAAAGACATACTTAACAATTTACCAGCTACAGACAGCGGTGACAACACTAATACCTTGGGTGAAGTTATCAGCACTTATAATAAGTATATCGAAATCAATGATGCTATCGTCACACGTGCAGAACAAGACGTTCCTAAGAGTGGATACGATACTACTGCAATCTATACAGAAACTGTAGATCAACATGGAAATCCTGTGGATCCTGGTGCATTAAATGCCAGTGTGATCACTGATGATGCCAGTGATGTCAATCATGATGCCAGTGCGCAGACATTGACCAGTGCTGTCAAAGTAGAAGGGTACCTAACTGGAGATGCTCTACCACCAAACGGCTCAACAGTAGCCGCTGGCATCGCTTTCCCAGCTACACCAGGTCAAGGCGATTACTACCTACGTTTAGATTATATTCCCAATAGACTATTCCGCTATGACGGACGTCGTTGGGTCAAAGTTGAGGATTCAGTGAGAACTAACCTAACACCAGGTGCAGATAACCAAACACAATTAAGTGGCTTCATCAATGATACCGGTAAATTTATGAGTAATAGTGCCGCTTGGGACGCTATACGCATCTCAACTCCATATATACCAGCGGCTAATGCCTCAACATTATCATTTACATTATCTACTAAAACTGTGGTCGTTAAAGTTCCTTACAACAGCACCTATGGGGTTAGAACTAAACTGAATGGATTGCCGATTGAAAATACCATGAGTAATAGCAGTGGCAATATAGGATTTAGTATCACAGGCCCAGTATACCCAAGGAAACTAAGACTAACATCAGCAACTGCCACGGGTGGTAATGCCACAGTAAGATTTGCAAGCCAACCAGTAACTCCATTTGTGGTTGGACAAACTATTATCGTCGGTGGTGTGTCAGGATCTACAGCGTTCAACGGCAGTTGGACTGTGATCAGTGCTAATGCTTCAAGTGCAAGTTACGCACTAGCAGGCAACTTAACTGGTACAATCTCAAGTGCCACAGTAGCAGATGGTAGTCCATTACCAATCGGTGGTGTTCTAGAATATACAGTATACAGACATGTAATCAATGAACGTCAGAGCTTGAGTCAAGCCCTGCGTCCTTCAGCGGATAATATATAATGGCAGCTAATCAACAATTTTTTTATGATGCCCAGATAGAGCGTTTCTTAGCGCAGTTCATTCGCATGGTATCAGGATTCCAAGTTGAATTTGGTGCTGATCGTGCTGGTAATATTACCTATCAACGTGTGCCTGTCTACTATGGCGATAGCAGTCGACAAGTACAGACTATCATCAGCCAAAATGCCGCACCAAACATCATGCCTACAGTGCCGGCCATGGCCGCATATATCAACAATATTGCCTATGATCGTGATCGTGTGCAGGATCCAACTTTCGTTGGTAAAATAAACATACGTGAACGCTACTATAATGAAGATACCATGGAATACGAAAATCGCCAAGGTAATGCTTTCAGTATCGAGCGATTGATGCCGGTTCCATATACTATAGATTTAAAATTAGATATTTGGACATCAAATACCAAACAAAAATTACAGTTATTAGAACAACTCATGGTCCTGTTCAATCCAGCACTAGAAATACAGTCAACAGATAATTATATTGATTGGACAAGTTTAAGTGTTGTTTATCTTGATTCTCCTACTTGGACTAGCCGTACCGTGCCAATTGGAACTGATAACCCAATCGATGTCGCTACACTAGCATTTAAATTACCTGTGTGGATAAGCCCACCTGCTAAAGTTAAAAAACTTGGGGTAATACAAAAAATTGTTGCTAATATACACAACAGCGATGGTAATTTAAATGATGCTGTATTAAATGAAGACAATCTATTAGGCAATAGACAGTATTTTACTCCGATGATGTATGGAGTATTGCTAATTGGCAATACTTTAACCTTACTTAAAATCAGTGAATTTGCAGATCCTCGTGATCCACCTACACTCGAAACACCGACAAAGATTGGTACCAAGGATGTATGGCGTAATCTAATCAGTATATACGGTGAATTACAGAACGGTATCAGCCAAGTCAGGCTGTTACAAGAAGATGGCATCAGTGAAGTTATCGGGACTGTTAGTTATCATCCCACCGACGATACCTTGCTAATTTTTAATGTTGACATAGACACTAAACCAGGCAATACACTTAATCCTATCGATGCCATCGTTGATCCAACTAAATCATCAGCTATATCATTAGCACAATCAGCTGTAAATGGCACTAGATATCTTATATTAAATGATATCGGTAGCTACAATAATGCACCCGGCAACGATGCACCGATTTGGCGCGGTACTAGTGGCCAACAATTAGTAGCACATGCTAATGATATTATACAATATAATGGAACCAATTGGACCGTTTCATTTGACAGCCGGACCGATACGGCATTACAATATGTAAGTAATCTCAATACCGGTATTCAATACAAATGGGCTAATCAAGTATGGGTAAAAAGCTACGAAGGCGAATACAAGGAAGGACTTTGGACTCTAGTCATATAGAAGGTGTAGGCACCTTCATCTACAGTATCTCAACACACAGATATCTTTTTTTATTACGTAATACCAGTAAGTATTCTGGCACTTGGGGTCTGGCTGGAGGAAAGATTGATGCTAATGAACACATACTTGAATCACTTACACGTGAGCTAAAAGAAGAAATTGGATATGATTTCATTGCTGTCAAAATCATACCCATAGAAAAATTTACCAGCGACAATGGACATTTCAGTTATCATACTTTCCTAATTCCTGTAGACGAAGAATTCGTTCCAGAATTAAACTACGAACATCGTGGTTACTGTTGGGTTACATTAGAAGACCACCCAAAACCCTTACATCCCGGAGTTTGGCGAACAATTAATTTTAAATCGGTAGTTGAAAAGATTAAAACTTTAGAACGAGTTTTACTATAAGTCACACTCTAAGACAAAATCACGGAAACTGATTTGTCTATGATTGCGGACCCATTTAAGATCTTCTGGCATGGTATTTCTACCATGGGGGGTAACCCAAACAAAATCAACATCATTATAGACATTAAATAGTTGGATTCTGTTATTGATAAGTTTTTCACCTTCGACTTCGAATTCCCATGTAGGATCATATCCAGGAGTATCAGCATAAACATTATTATTATGTCCGGGCGTGTCATATCCGTCAAACCCCAATAGATAGATTTTCTTGTGTCCATCAAAGGCAGCGATATATGCGGCTGTTGTACCTGCATCTGCATAAGGATCGTATGGAATTAAATAAAATTTACTAGGATGTTCTAGTAGATGTAGATTGTTTGTATAAACAATATTGTTATCAACATATGAACTAGTGGCGATTTCATCAATAATACCGTTATTGCCTGTAGCTACTAAGAAATCTGTAGCAAAATCTCTATACAGTGCATTACATCCATAAGTTTGCACTGTTGAAGCTCCAAGCAACCCACTGGCTTTTTTAAGGTTATCAAGATTAAAATCTAATCGACTGACTCCATTACCAATGACGACAGCACGGTTACTGATCTGATTGTTGGTAATCGCACTAGGGACTGTTTCCTTAATATCATGCCAAACGCGGCCTTCATGCTTGCGTTCAACGATGATGTCTTCACCTGTATAATCAGTTCGATAATTCTTAGCTAATTGAAGCATGGGTCACCTTTAAACAATATATGTAGTCATTACTTTTACGTTGCTGATAGCTGTACCTGCATTTGGTATTAAGTACATATTAACAGTCCAACTACCTGAAACATCAACGTTGGCAGCCAATGTGCCCATGGTATTGCCAGTGTTAATAATACCATAGGTAGTTACATAAGCTGTACCAGCTGTTGATCCCACTGTGCTTTGTGTTAATAGTGCTTCCATGGCCTGTACATTGCCTGTGCCTTGTTTCATTGAGATCACATACTTGGCTGTGGTGTAAGCGTTAGCTGAGAAACTGTCTAACAGTGTTAAATTAGTGTTAGGAATGCTTACTACTGTTTGATCATAGGTTATCTTGCTACCAGCTAGAACATTGATGTTACCACCAGTGTCAATCAACAGTCTTTCAGCTGATACACTAGATCCAGTCCATAGACTTACACCTGTGTTATCAGCGATAAATTGATTGTAGCCTGTAGCACTAGCTAATGATGTTACTTGCGATGTTGTTACTATAATACGAGCATCAATTACATCACCCGGAGCTGGTGGTTCTGTAAATGTTAGTGATGCTCCACTTACTGAGTAAGCTAGTGTTGGGAATTGTAACACACCATTAATACTTACAAGAGTACCTGCTGTTGTTGAGTTGGCTTGTAAGGTAAATGCTGTATTAGATCCGTCAACGTTTCCGTAGCCACCGGCAGTGTTACCACTAAATTGACGGTCACTGATAACAGTAAATGTACTACCAGCAGTTTGCCATGTACTACCATCGTAGAATTCCATGTTGTTGATGGTAGTGTTATAACGTAACATACCTTGTATGTCAACGTTACCTGCAGATCCAGGGCGACTAGCAGTTGCACCAGCTGGAAGTATGATAGCACCTGTGCTGTCAAATTTAGCAATTACCCCGCTTTGTACAGTAGCGTTGCCTTTTGTACTAAATGTAATAGCATTCTTAGCCGCATCTGCGTAGATCAATGCGCCGTTGCTACCTTGACCATAAAATTGCAATACTTCTGCTGCACCTGTGCTGTTAAGAACTGCGCCTTCACCAGTCCATAATCTCTTACCAACTGCTGTGCCGCCAGCAACTATTAATGCACCTGTTGTTAATGAACTTGTGTCTGTTGTTGAGTTAGCCCAAATACCTGCACTAGCAGATAATGTTGTGAATGCGCCAGTTGATGCTGTAGCGTTACCAATTGGGGTATTGTTAATAGAAGCAAAGTTTGCTAAGCCGCCAATGACGTTGCCTGTAGCAGTTAGTGTTGCAGCATTTAAAGTAGCAGTATTAATAACAGCACCTGAAATATTAGCAGATGTGTTAATGTAACCAGTTGATGTAATACCACCGTTAACTGTTAGTGCGTTTAACACACCAGCCGCCGCAAGTATGTTGCCTGATAAGTTGATACTTGCACCAGTAAATTGTGTACCTGTGTTACCAACAAATAGTGCAGCCACATTACCAAATGTAGCATCATCTGCTGTTACTAGCTGAGCAAGTACTGTACTTGCTACAACATTACCTGAAGCATTTACGGTACTAGCAGTTACTACTGCACCAGAAATGTTTGCTGAAGTGTTAATAAAGCCTGTTGATGTAATGCCACCGTTAACTGTTAGCGCATTTAATACGCCAGCTGCGGCAAGTATGTTTCCAGATAGGTTAATACTTGCGCCAGTATATGCAGTACCGGTATTACCTATGAATCCAGATGCTACATTACCAAATGTGCCACTAGTTGCTTGTACTAGTGTTGCTAATACCGTAGCAGCATCAACGTTACCTGCTGTGTTAAATGATCCAGCTGTTACTGCACCAGCAATACCTGCACCGCCTGCTACTATTAATGCACCTGTGCCTGTTGTGGTTGATGCTGTTGTATTGACTAGATTTAAATTACCGGCTTTGATTGGATCGTAAATTGTAGTAGCGTCAAGGGTGATATAACTTGCACTAGGTTCTGCAAGATTACTTGCAAATGTCCATGTATTAGTTAAAGGATCACGGAATACTGCTGTATGTTGATAAACGTTGGCTGTAGCTAGTCCAACACCTTGGAATCCTGAATAGAAACCAATGTCATAGTTGTATGGGAATATACTTGCTGGGCGTAGGTATAGTAATGGATCTTGTACTGTGATTACGTTTGCACTAATACCAATGATATTAGCTGCATATAAATTACCGCCAACCCATAAGTCTTGAGCAATACTTACACCACCTTTGATCTGTAGTGCACCACTAGCACCCGCACCTTCAGTTGCATTTGCTGTACTATTAAGAGCTAATGTGTTT